AAATACTTTTTGATGTCTTTGTAAGTAGTCTTATATTTACGATTACTTACTAAATCTCTTTTTAGTATTTTTTTAATCTGTGATTTTCTTGTTGTTGTTTTTCCCATACCCTATCTTTTCTGTATTGAAGTAATCCCATAATAATACCTGAGCCTATGATAACTTTTAGTTCCATAGGTATTTCTAAAATTAACTCTATCATTCACAATCCTTGTCTTTAATTTTAGAATCTTTTAATAATAAACACTTGTGCGTTTTATCAAGTTCAAGTTTTAATTCTGTCATTACACCTTCCATAATATAAGGTAAGTGTTTTTCTAGTATTGATACCATTTCAATTGAGACTGAATGCATCAATCTATTCATTTCATTCTCTAATAATTTACCGTGGTCAATCTCTTTGTGATTTTGTATAACGTGACCAATCACTGTATTAGCATAATCATTCGCTTTTGCTTGTATGTTTGATAACAAACCCCATATCAAACCATTTAATATTATTACTGTAATTACAAACTTTTTCATTATATATTCCTCTCTTTCATATTTATTAATAATACACTAAAAAAGAGTGGTTGTCAATAGGTATTTTGGTCAATAAAATCAACCATTTTAGGGGGGAACAAAGGGTGAACATTACGTCACACCCTTTGTTTTATAGTGATTCTATGGTTTTACAAAGTCGGTATTCCAACCGAATGCTTCTTTAACCATATCACTTGTCAAACCTTTGTAAGTTTTATTAAGTGATTTGTTTTTTACATCTATTAAAACTTTTGCCTCACTTGCGTGTAAGCCTTCTAACATTTGTATAAACAAAGTTTCTTTTCTTATTTTGTTAATAGTGTTATTACCACCTTTAGCAAAGTTATATAATCTTCTTGCCTCAACTTCTAAAAAAGTATGTTCTGTACCAGCGGGTGCCTCGTTCTCAATGTAAGGTGGAGTTCCTTCTGGTAATTCCCATTCTATCTTTGGATCAAAAGCACCTTTTAAGATCATTCTCATACCAGGTGTATCGTATTTTCTTAACACCTCAATCTTTTTAGGTTTATCTTTTGCGTTGTTGATTTTGGTAAAGATTTCACTAATTAACTCTCTACCAGCTCCAGCAGTGCTTGCCATTGCTTCCATTGCTTTTGGTGATATGAGATTAGGATTTCTTTCAGCCATTTTGTTTCTCCATATATATGTTTTCAAAAATCATTAATGTTTTCAATCAATGCTTTCAATTTATTATCTATAAAATATTGTAACAGTTGCGACCTGTTATTTACTTTATAGTTCTTATATCTATTTATAATACTTTCAGATATGTCTTTTGGTATCATAGATAAATCTATTAATTTCTTATTTCTATCGTAGTATTTTCTCGTCTCGCTACCTAGTGGTATGTTATCTACATTAGACCATTCCTCTAATCTTTTCTTGTTTATAGGTTTCTGTCTCTCGTCTCTTAAAAATATATCGTCATCACTTAATATATTAGGTACACCATCTGACCTATCACCCTTAATTATTTGTTCTCTTAAAAATACAGTAGCGTCTTCTTGTTCACCTATAAAACTTTTTAATAATGGACTAAACTGATACACGTCACCATAGTGTTGTAGTTGTATAAAGTCTTTGTCGCCTGATATAATTAAATACTTATCTTCTTCTCTCTGTGCGACTAGTGTGGCAATAATATCATCTGCCTCGCATTTATCAACGTGTAATACTTTATAAGGTAGTTTAGTCAAAAATTCTTCTCGTATCTCACTCATAATTTTAAATAGACCATCCCAATCTATTTGACTTTCTACTCTACCTTTACGTCTTTGATGTTTATAATTAGGAAATATATCTCTACGCCAAGGTTCTGCTGCATCAGCACATAAAACCATTTCACCAAATTCTTCTCTAAACTTTACATTAAACGCTCTAACAGTATTTAAAATACTATGTCTTACAGCATCTTTACTTGGTAATTCAGATAGATTACCTTTACTTTGTGCCATCAGATTTGAAATCATAACTTGGTTTAAATCTATGAGTATCATAATGGTAACCTTGCTCCTGTGTTGTTTTGTGTTTTTTCGTACCAATCTCTACAAATATCCATAACTCTTTTTCTATTTTTAAAATTAATTTTTTTGTTATCAATTAGTTTCTCAAAGTAATGGTCTATCTCTGCACATAGTTGGTAATTGATATGTGGTTTAACTTTTATCTTATCAAATTCTTTATAACATTTTTTAATCAAATGTTTTTGTACAGGTTTGTTTATTTCCTCCCAACTCATATCATAAAAATAATCGTAAACTTCTTTTTCAAAATAAGGTACACTTAATACTTTATCATACTCATTACAAAATTGTCTTAACTGATCCATCGCACCAGCATTTGGTGTATTGTAAAAGTAATTATACCTAAACTTATTCATAAGTTCTACGGTATGTTTAAAATGCATCATACCTTTTTTACTTAATACATAGTGACTATCTGCACCTACACCTGTTAAAATATACTTTTCTTTTATCTTTGGAAACAAATATAAAAATGGAAATGTACATTCAAAATGTGTTTTCTTTTTACAATTATATTTTGTGGCAAGTATTTTAAAATCTTCTTCTAAATTATTTGTTGCCATTGGTACTGGCACAAATGGCACATTAAAAGTTTTACATATCTCTTCTGCTTTTAATGAGTCGTAAGATGGTTTACCCTCTAGGAAGAAGGAATAACCAACAGGTTTTTTACCTAGTCTCAAACAAGTAAATAAAAGTGTGGCACTATCTGTACCACCACCCATAAAAATAGCAACATCATCACCCTTAACATCTTTCTTAACCAAGTCTATTAAGATTTCATCTATTCTACTTATCATATAATTTTTTCCAAGTCGAGTGTAATACATAAAACCATACACCATTAATTGATGGCTCTATTAATGCTACAAGACCCGCCTCCCATAAACTAGCGCCTGTTAATAACGATACTACAGTCATCGCTATACATATATGTCCTAATGTATATATTAAGGCCAACGTTAATGATGACCCTTTGATAATTCTTTTTAAGAAGTTGAATGCACCCTCTGTAAACTCACTCATACTGTATCATCACCATAATAACTGTGTGGTCTATTCTTTTTTTCTTCTTCTTTTTGTTTTTGTTTCTTTTGATTATAATTTATAACAAGAAATGCTATAAAGAAACCTACTAGGGTTGATGTACAACCTATAACAAAAAATAATATACCGTGTTGAAAGTCCATAAGCATATGGGGCGCCGAAGCGCCCCTATATTTAATTACGCATCAAGTGCGATTAAGTCTGATTTCTTTACAGAAATCTTGTGGTTGTTATATCTGAACGGTGTTCCATATAACGCTTTAATACCAGCAGCGACAATCGCTCTTGTAGGCGTGCCCATTCTGTAGTATTTCTTACCACTTACTCTGTTACCGTAGATCATATAACCTTCGGCTCTTAAAGTGTCAATCATTGATCTAGGTGATTCTAAATCAAATTTTGATTGGATAGTTGTCCAAGCAACGTTGTCACCTTTTGATAAAAGGTTTAACACTTTTTGTTTTTTTGATAAAGACTTTCTACCTCTAGTCTCAACAGCAGTTCTTTTTACTGTTTTAACTTTTACTAGTTCATCTTTAGCAAATAGATTTGTTAATGTTTTAAACATAATATATACTCCTTTTTATATTTGAGTTGTTTAACAAAAGTATTTTACAACCACCTCTGGCGATTCTTAGCGAATACATTTATAGGTCCCCTTCTGGTTCAAAATTACCTGGACCATCTTTTAATTCTTCTTTAACATCTGGATTTAAAGGTACAGTTTTACCTCTTTTAAATATATCATAATTTATTCTTGCACTTTGTGTACCGTCTCTCATTGTTTTTAACTCTACCATTTTTTCTGATAATACTTGTGATGGGTGTTTCATACCAAAGTCTCTATATATTAAACCTCTTAATGTGTCTACCAACATTGCCAAGTCTTTTGTAAATGATCGTTTCTCTGTTTTAATTGCAAGATCATATAGACGTTTTAATAAATTTAAACTAATATCATCTACACTAGTCTCAACAAATTCTTTTGTCTGTTGTCTATGTAGTTCATCTAAAAACTTTTGGTCTTTTTTAGGACCAGTAGTTGACTTTTCCACTATTCTATTTTTTGGAAAAGGAATAACATTAGATAAATCTTTATCCTTTGTCAATGATCTCACCCTTAAAGTTTACCTTTCCTTGATCTGCAAAGTATTCTACAAGTTGATTATAACCACCAATTAGTTTACCATCAATTTTAATTTGTGGCATAGTTCTCACTTGTTTACCTATATCTTCTAACATAGCCTGAGGACTATCAAACTCTTCCATCTTCTTTTCTGTATACTCAAGGCCAAGCGTCTTAACTAAATACTTCGCCTTGGTACAAAACACACAATTGTTTTTACTGTATATTATTATTTCCATCTTCATTACTCTCGTTCTCTAATTTCTCAAACGCAATTTTTGCTTTTGACTTAACATTATACGCATCAACAGCCTCTGCGATTGTGAAGTTATACATCTTATTATATTCACCCATTGGTAATCTTAAACCAATCCATACTCTATAATAACCATTTTTAGTCATAGTTATATCTTTGGCAAATATCTCATAACCTCTAACAGGTGTATTCTTAATCAAATTAACAATAGTTGATTCAACTTCTGATACAGTTGTTTTGTTATGATTTTTACCTAGTTCTGTGATGAATATTTTAGATGACTTATTCATTTCACCTTTAACTTTATCAGCAAGTTCTGATTTAGCAACCATCATACCCTTTTCAATCGCCAATTGTAAGTCTGGTGACACTGCCGTAGATACACCAAAGATACACATTTTGTTTTTATCTTTACCAAATCTAGGCGTATTACAAGCCTTCTTTTTTGAGAAATCATTGACATACCATTTTGGTACCTCATTCAATACTTTAGACTTCTCAGTCTTAATCTTATAGTTCGTACCTGAGCAGTTCGCAACTAAAAGACCTAGGGCCAAAGCGCCCATTACTTTCACATACTTATTCATTATTAATTTACCTCACTTTTGATACTATATACCAAATCTTGTAATTTGTCAAGTCCAAGCGCTATATGGTCTAAAACCTCAGCCCCTGTCATACCTGTATATATTACAAGACACAGTGAGATTATGATAATTGTCTTAATCATCTAACCTCCCATTCGCCATTTTTAGTTAAACACACTTTACCTGGCGTTTTGAAAGCGTGCCCTGGCCTACTATACTTTCGGCAGTATTCTGGTGTGTATAAATCAGCATAATAAAACTCTGCGAATAGTTGCCAATAAGTTGGTGCATCTACTCTACTTCTACCATCTGCACATTCCAAAATTTCTTCTTTAATTATTTGATTATCACTCTCTTTAATAATCACTTTTACATAACAATACTGATCTGCTGCATCTTTAGGTTTGACCTCTGTAATTTTATTCCAATATGTCTTGTCTCCGTCTTTTTCTAGTTGTTCAATCTTTTCTAATACTTCTAATACTTTAACATTTTCTACAGGATATATCTCTTTAGATAGATCACCATTCTCGTTACCAAATAAGTATGTACATATTAATAAAAATGATATAGACCAAAACATTAATTTTATAAAAGCTCTTGGATCATATGGAGGCATATTAGTTTCCTTTCCACTCTACCCATTTACCATCGGGCATTTGACAAGTTACACCAAACATTGTATTTCTATTCACACCACCAACACCTACTAAAGGCCATCTATTTGTTATGTCAACAAATGCTTGATAATCTTTACACTTAATAGGACCTTTATTATATGATCTAGTTGTATGTATGATACCATGATTACCTGTCTTTTTATTAAACCAATTTGTATAACTAGAACCTTGTGGACCATGATTTAAATGATCTACAAATGCTGCATTGTGTATATCGTAATCAGAGTTGTACATAATTTCAGCACCAGCAAATGCGCCAGTCACTGCACATGCCGCAATCGCATAAGGATCACTGACCCCCATTTCAACACATACACCAGTTGTAGTAGTCGCACCTAAAGTTGCGCCAACATTACTTCGTGTTGCACTACAGTTTGTTAATAACAAACTAATTAAAATTAACAGTATCGTTCTCATTCACACCTAGTTTTTTTAATGTATCTTCAATCTCATACAATTCTTCTGATAGAGATTGTGTATTCTTATATTCTATTTCTTCGTTTATTTCTTTTTGTCTATCTTTTAAATTTTTAATTGTTATATCTTTATTTGTCATAAGGTTTATTATCACTCGCAATTAATTTACAGGTCGCCTGTATATCTTCAATCATACTATTAACCATTGCGTCTCTACTAGTCGTCTTTGGTTGATTATACTTTGTATTGTATAGACGATCACTAATAATTTTGAGACCGTCTATCTTTTTACATAAATCACTAATTTTGTGAATCATCTTTTTCACCTAATAGACCAAACTTTTTTACAAGACTAGCAAAATCATCTTTAGTTTTTGCCCAACTCTTTTTTTGGTACTCTTTAGTTTTTTCTACTTCACTTGTAAACCAATTACCAACTTTACCTGGCACTTCAGCAACATTTGAAACAAACTCTTGTGGAGTTATTGTCTTTTCATCTGATTTAGCAATACCAGTAATTAACATAAATGCTAATGCAGCAACTGCTATCATCAATGTCTCTTTTAGTTTCATACTTTTTTTCCCATAGTTTTAAAGTCCTTAGCATCTACCACCATATAAGGACCCTTGTTATACGCCACACTTATAGTCTTACCCTCAGGTATAGTGTTGGAGTAGTAGCGTTTTGTAGTAGTACCTGAAATATTATCACTAGTCGGAGGTGATGGACGGCAAGAATAATCAGGAAAAGGATAACCCTCAAACTGATTGTTTATCTCACCAGTATCAACATCAATATCAACCCCTAAAGATTTAATGTATTGATTGTGTTTTTTCTTTAGATTTTCTAACTTCTTTTTTCTCGCCATTTTCATAAGTAAAATATTCTGCTTCTTCTTGTGATTTCTTTTCTGCGTAAGTCATACCAAAGATTCTTTTATAGAATGCGTCTCTAGGATTAGGTGAAGACCAATCATTAATCAAATTATCGAATTGTTGACTAGTAATTTTAATTGAAAAGTTTTTAGGTACTTTAATCATATCTTCTTTAAGTGTTTTTAAAAAATTAACTCTATTAACTGTAGTCTTTTTCTTACTCTTTAAGTCTTTTTTTTCTGCGTCTTTGAACTGATCAAATATCATTTCTTTTGTTATAATCATAATGTATATACTCCTTTTGTTAAATACCCTTATATTCTATCAGGTATTGATTTTATTGTCAACCCCCTAAAAATCGTTGATTTTACTGGTTTTTTTCTCGCATAGCGACACGCTGACAAGGATTTCACGCCCGAGTCGAGGGTTATATCACACCCTTTTTTCAATATATTACAACTTAAAGTTGTCATAATCCTAATGCCTTTATTATCTGTTCTTCACTCGTAGGTAGTGGTTTACCAGATTTTAAATAGTCAACCATTTGTTCCATATAAAATGCCTCGTCTTCTTTACCTTCGTCATTTAGTAATTTAGCGGCAGTCTTAAAAAACTTATAGACTTGCATATCGCCATTTCTATCTAACTTTTTTTCAAATTTTCCAGGTCTTTGATTAGACATAATACTTTCTATAAAAACTTCTATCAATTAATCCAGTGCAGAAATCTTTCCAACAACCGAATATCAATACTTTTCTATTACCCGCTTTTCTTAAATCCCTATATTTAATTATGGCATCTTTGTATTTTTTAAACTTGTGTCTTATTAAATCTTTTCCGTAATGATACTCTGTCACTTGATAATACTGTATACCATTTTCTAATACATACAATTCTCTTTGACTTCGCCAATTTTTTTCTGGAGGACTAAAGGGCATATGCGCCCCACAATACAGATAACAACATAACAGGCACTACGATTGATAATGGCCAGAAATCTAATAGTTCTTTCCAAACATTAACCTTTGGTTGTCTCATTTGTCTTTTTAAATCTCTTTTAATTTCCATAACCAAGTTATATAAAGGTTCACCTTTTTGATAATTAGGAAATTGTAAATCACTCATTAATTTAAATTGATTATATGCTGATATAAATGTTTTCTTTTTTATATTTACATTCATTAATTAAATAAACCTCCGTACTGATTATGTCTAGGGTCTTGTTGCTGTATAGCATGTTCTTTGTTATACAAGTAATCTTTAAACTGACCAACATAATCTTTAGCAGATTCTAAATCACCAGAGTCTATGGTATCAACAATCATATTACAAACATCTGATTCTGTTGTCATACCATTTATATTTAATTCAGGATATGTCATTACTTCCACCACTCACTTTCTTGGTTTAAAGCCACATCTACATCTGAATCTTCTTTTGTAGATACATCTTTTATTTGATATAGATAACACCAGTTACTACCAAAAGTCACTGCGCCAGTATAGTTAAAGTCTGTGTCGTATTGTTTAACACTTGCAGAAGAATCTAACTCTGCAGCCACGTCACCTTTTTCCATAGCGATACCAATGTTTATTAGTTCACCAGTTCTACCTTTTTTGTCTGTTATTATATCACCTAGTTTAATTATCATTTGTGTCCTCCTTATTATTTGTTTTTAATGCGTCTTCTTCTATTTGATCTACATACTCTTGGTCTTCACCACTCATTAATAAAACAATATAGTGAATTGCTTTTAATAAGTCTTTTCTGTTGTGACCATTTTTCTTACCATATCTACATAGATATTTGATAGCATTTGCTTGACAGAAGTCTTTATCAATACCAAGTTGTTTTATCATATCCATAACTTGGAAACCATCTTCTGTTGTAGAATAGTGTTGGTCGTATGTATCACCAATATATTCTTTTACTTCTTCTAATATTTCATCTTCTCTGTATTTCATATTAATGTGTCCAGTCAAAAGTTTTCTTTTCATTGTAATGTAATAACTTTGATTTAGTTAGTTCAGGATTAAAATCTTTTCTCAAAGATTGTCTATCCCAGTTTTGACCATAGTCATTAAACATTCTTTTTTTATCTAGTTCATTATCACAAGTCTCACCAAATACGTCATAGTAAGATGTATAATATTCTTTCTCTGTTTTAAATTCTATGTTAGTAACATTTGTAAAATTAGTAGCCATGTCTTTATGGTTCCAATCACAATGTTTTAACATCTTCATTTTCATTTTTTCATTATCAAATTTTGATCTATACTTGTTAGGTACATTTCTATAAATTGTTTCATAAGCACCAAAAGTTTCACTCTCACATTCTGGATCAATATACTCTCTCATATATACAACATTGAAAGTACCACCGTTTACTTTATCATACATAGGTTTACCTTCAAAATAAATGTCATCAAATTTCTTTTTATCTAACTT